TTGATCGCCGCCCGTCCGCGCCGTCTCATTGTTCCGTCGCAGTTGATGTTCGTTGCCGAGCGCCTCATGGAGACCACTCTCCGCACGGCGACTGCCGATAACGACATCAACGCGATCCGTAACATGGGCGCGATCCCGGAAGGCTATGCGGTCAACCACTACTTGACCGACACGAACGCCTTCTTCCTCATCACTGACGTTCCGAACGGCATGAAGCACTTCGTGCGTACGCCGCTCTCGACCGGCATGGATGGTGACTTTGATACCGGCAACGTGCGATATAAAGCGCGAGAGCGGTATTCATTCGGGGTGTCTGATCCGTTGGGTATTTATGGCTCACCGGGTTCTACCTGATAAAACACCATAAAAATCAACTACTTACGTTGATTAGAGAAGCCCCCGAAAGGGGGCTTTTCTTTTTCTGTTGATTAAATTGCACACGGCATGTAGTTTACCATTTCAATAGATTTATACCGGAGATGGTGATGAGACAGTCCGTGATCTACAGAATCAGAAACGTGGTCAACGAAAAGTTTTATGTGGGGAGTACAAACAATGTGCGAGAAAGATTTCGCACTCACAGGAAAAAACTTCGTTCCAATAAGCATCACTGCGCCCATCTTCAATCGGCATGGAATAAATATGGCGAAGACTGTTTCAAGTTTGAAATTCTTGAGGTGGTCATTGATCAAGATCTTCAGGCGGTAGAGGATGAATGGCTTGCTGAATATGTAGGGAAACCAGAGTGCTACAACGCAGGTAAAAGATCTGGCGCCCCATGGCGTGGGGTTTATGGAGAGAAGCATCCTAACTTTGGGAAAGCCGTTAGTTCTGAACAGCGAGACCAAATCTCCAAGACCCTGAAGGAGTTCTATGCGGCAGATCCTTGGAATCATCCCCGCACTGGAAAGCGACATTCTGAAGAGACCAAGGCTAAGATCAGGGCTGCTATCGCAGGTAAAATCCCTACTGGGGAGGACCATTATCGTTACGGACAGAGCCTTTCCGAGGAGGTTCGTCGGAAGATAGGGGATACGCAGAGGGGTGTTTCTAAGGCTCCAAGGAGGGTCTCAGAAGAGGGAAGGGCGAAGATCAGGGCGAACATTGAAGCCGGACGTAGTCACAAGCATTGGCTAGGTCGGAAGCACACTGATGAATCTCGCGCCAAGATGTCTAAGCCTGTGCTGGCAATGCCAGACAATCTGACTTTCCCTAGTCTCACTGCCGTTTTAGAACACTATCAAATCAAGATGCCGACCCTTCGTCGAGCCTTGGCTTCTGGAAAGCCCATTGCCAAAGGTAAACTAACTGGACATTCATTCAAATACGCTTGACCTCTACACTCGCGAGTTGTTTAATCGCATTACCGGGAAAACGAGTCCACCAGACAGACCCGGCTGACGGTATGCAGACTGGTGGACGACTCGCATACGAGGTTTAAACATGGCTAAGACTACTTTTTCTGGTCCGGTTGAGTCGGACAATGGCTTCATCGGTGATGTGTCCGCGACGGTTATCAAGGCCGCTTCGGGTACGGTTACCAACCTGCTTTGCACCAGCCTTACGGTTGGCAGCACCAAGTTTGCTGTAGCAGTGAATGCGGCTTCTGGTTTGGTGTCCGCTCAGACGGGCTACATTCAGGTTCTCGTTGGCGCGACCACCGCTTACATCGCCTTGTACAAGAGCGTCACCGTTTAATTTTAAAGCGGAGGATTCTCTATGGCACAGTACGATGTCTGGGCGGTAAATCCGACCAGCGACGATGACTATTTCCGAACCTCTGCGACTATCGCAGCATCCGGAAATATCGCTCTTTTGGCGAATAATGTCGGCCAGTACGGTACGGGCTACAAGGTTTCCATTACTTCAGATGCCGCAGATGCCAACAAGACCTTCACCATCACTGGGGTCAAGGTAGGCGCTGAAGGCTACGATGGGATCGTGACCGAAACGGTGACGGGACCGAGTGCAACGGTGGTCTATTCGACCAACTATTACACCCGAGTCAATAGCATCAGCATCAGCGCGGCTTCGACCGGTGGTATCAAGATTGGTTACGGCGGAGATCTGGCGTTCCCCAGAACGCGGATCAAGCAGGTGCTTTATGTTGCCGCCGGAACGGCAGGCAGCATCACCTTCACCGCGCAGCCCAATAACACGGTAATTCTGAAAATCTTCACCCCGGCTGATGGAACGGCTAACGATGCCATGGTTCCGCCGGAAGGATTTCTCACAACCAAGAGCAATTCAGGTCGTGGAGATATCGCCGTGTTGACCTTGGATCAGGTGTCGAAAGTCACTGTTATTTGCGGGTGATCTATGCCAAAGACCCCGGCATGGCAAAGGAAAGAAGGTAAAGACCCTGCTGGCGGTTTAAATGCCAAAGGCAGGGCTGCTTATAACCGTGCCAATCCCGGCAAGCCGGGGCTGAAGCGTCCGCAACCTGAAGGCGGTCCACGTCGAGATTCTTTCTGCGCCCGAATGAAGGGCATGAAAAAGAAACTCACTAGCAAGAAGACGGCAAATGATCCGAACAGTCGGATCAATAAGTCTCTTCGTGCGTGGAACTGCTGACATGGCTAAGGCAAAGAGCAAGGTGAACGCAGCAGGTAACTACACCAAACCTGAACTGCGGAAGCGCCTGTTTAACCAGATCAAGTCAGCCTCGACCCACGGAACCAAAGCAGGTCAGTGGAGCGCGAGAAAAGCCCAATTGCTGGCAAAGAAGTACAAAGAAGCCGGAGGCGGCTACAGAGATTGATATGGCAATGCGGGTCAAAAAGGATGCGATAGGCGCAGCCATCAAGCGATCCTATAAGGACGGCAAGGCTTGCCCTGTCGCGACCTTGGACATCCATGTCAATCTGAAGAATCGTAACCATGCCATCGAAGACTATGGCTATGGTCCTTTGAATCCAAACGAGCCTTCAGAGAAGTTCTGGGCGAAGAAAGCCAAACTCTGGATGATCTCCCCGGAAGAAGCAAAGACTGCTCGCTGCGGAAACTGCGCGGCATTCATCAAGACCCCGAAGATGCTTCAGTGCATTGCTAAAGGCATGGAAGCAGGCGATGAGCCTCACATGGATAGTGCCATGGATGTCATCAAAGCCAGCAATTTGGGGTATTGCGAACTCTTCCATTTCAAATGTGCAGGTGATCGTACCTGTGATGCATGGCTCGTTGGCGGTCCTATTACCTAAGAGGTTTTTATGAAAGGTCGTACTTTTTCTAGTCAGAACAAAATGAAAGTTGGCGGTGTTGCCAGAATGCAAACTGGTGGCAAAACAGTATCAAGGGCTCCACCTAGTAAGTCGATACCTCCGACCAGAACGACGCGCCCAGTACCTGCCGTGCCTCGCACTCCGCCAACTCCGCCTGTTTCTGGAAGACCTCGTGTTCCGCCACCTCCGCCTGTTTCGAGAGCGCCTCGTGTTCCTACAACTAAGCCAGTCCCTCCTAAAGGTGGAATCAGTCGTTTAATTACGCCGACCCCATCAGTCGCTCCACCTGTGCAGGCTCTCAAACGTGGTGGCAAGTCTTACGGTAAGTACAAAAAGTATTGATATGAAGGCTCCTCAGCGGTCTTTAAATGCTTGGACGAATCAAAAATGGAGAACTAAAAGTGGTAAACCATCTAGTCAAACGGGTGAAAGATATCTTCCAGCGGCTGCGATCAAGGCTCTCAGCCCTGCGGAATACGCCCGTACCACCGCAGCCAAGCGAAAAGGTAAAGCCCAAGGCAAGCAGTTCGTCGCGCAGCCGAAAGGCATCGCCCAAAAAGTAAGACCGTTTAGACAACGAGGTAAGTGAGATGGCAATGTCACGCGCCAATATGTCCCAGCAGATTGAAAAGCCGGGAAAGGTAGGAAAGGTGATGCGGGAGTTCAAAGAAGGAACTCTGCATTCGGGTAGCAAAAAAGGGCCAAAGGTGAAAAGCCGCAAGCAGGCTATCGCCATTGCACTTTCTGAGGCTGGCATGAGCAAGCCTGAGAGAAAGGCGATGGGCGGAAGCATCGATGGCTGTGCAGTTCGTGGGAGGACACGAGGATGAAAGGTAGAGATCCTTTGATGGTGATTGCCATCGGCGTGGGCAAGAAAGGTCGCGGTAAAGACATGGAAGAAATGGATGACATGGAAGACCGCATGGAAGATGACAGTGAAGAAATGATGGGAGGCGGTATG